TGAGTAAGTTTCTTTCTCGCTTTAATTGAGTTTACAATACCTCTTGTATAACCTGCCGCCGCGAACCAAGGGAAAGCGATGTTATCTGTTAACGCCAAGTTTCTTGTAACCTCAGCCGTAGGTGGTAAGTAGATTTGTGTATTATTAACACTATCTCTAGTTAATACCCAAGGGTAATAAGTTGCGGTGTAGTTAGAGTCAATACCTCTATCATCCAATTCGTTTACCGCTTCTTGTGGGTAAATTAAATCAGTTGATAAATCAACTGTTGGTGCGAATAAATCAATATCAGGTGTTGTACAAATATACAACGAATCCGCTCTATTAAATTCAATCATTTCAATAGCATCTTCAACTAAATTACTGTTATTCACATAATCAATACCTGGTGTAACAAATAAATTAATATTTACCGCTTCAGGATTAGAAAATGTTTGTTGTCCTAATAAATAAGCGTAATAATCAGTATTACCCCAATCAATACTATTGTTTCCAACGGTAATTTGTTTAAATGAACCCCAACCTGATGCTGTTGGATATTTAATATCCGAACAAGCTCCGTTTAAATAACCTTCATTACCTACTTTAAATGTGTCGGTATTAGTTCTTGATTCTCTATAAATATCCCAACCGTCAAAACCACCTTGAACTAATAATGAGAACTTACGTGAGTAAATTCTGTAATAAGGACTTGCCTCACTACTAGGGTCAGATGTAAACGGTGATGAACCAACATAAAATTCCGGAATAGATGTTCCAGGGTAAACAATTGTTGATGCGTTAATATCCATATGGAAACCTTTTGTTTTGAAAGCCCAATTAGCACCTTCAGTATCTCTACATATATTTCCAGGTAGTTGTTTTCCTTTATATTGGAAAAAATCAGAATCATATCCCGCACCATATCCTGTTGAAATTCCTAAATAAGTTCTACGAACATTGTCACCAGGACTTTTAGTTACTAAATTACCCCCTGAACTTAATCCAAAAGGAGGGTCAAACACTACTTCACCAGGATAATCATAATTAGTTTTATATATTGGGAATGGTGATTTGGATGTTCCATAAGTTCTAAAATTAAAACCTTGGAATCCACAAGGTAACGCATCTATTGGTGCGTCCTCATTCATTTCAACCATAATATATTTAGAGTTTAATGAGTATTCACCATCAGTTGTTCCGATTTTTTGTGCGATAAACGAATTGTCTTGAGGATTCATAGAACAATTTGTAAATTTCTCAATAACTACCGGATTATTATCTGTATCGTAAAAATCTCTAACCAAAATATCAAAAGTTAAATTACCAAATGACATATTTGCGATAGAAATTTTAACTTCGGTATTTGCATCATCACCATCACAAATTGTTGTAAATCTAAATAAATTATATACTTTACTACCTCTTACTTCAGAAACAACCCAAGGAGAAGAAGGTGTTTGATATTTTTCTAAATAAAACGCTATACTTGATGGGTTATTACCTTTTGCTCTTGGCAATGCGATTAAATCACAATTAATACCTCTAATATACCCTTTATTATAACCGTAGTTTAATAATGTTTGGAATCTTTCTTCAACAAATAATGGAACCGTAGTTCTTGGTTTTGAAAAGTTAGATGAACCAAACACTTTAGATATGTATTTAGAATCCGACTCACTAAATGATGTTTCAAAGAAAAATGTGTTATTATCTTTATCAGTTATGTTTAATCCAAATTCAGAATATGGGTTTTTACCAATAGTTGAATATCCTCCAGTACAATTCATTGTAACATCAGTTAATCCTGAAACTTGATACTCAGGACCATCACTATTAGTACCATATGTTGCGATACCTCTAGAACGAAGAGTGGCAACAACTAAATCGTCAAAATCTGTATATGATGTTCCTGTATAAACATAAACACTACCAATAAGAGTACCCGTATAACAAGATTTTATTATCCCTGTATTTTCTGAACCGGTATTTCCTGATGTAACTGGATTACAAGGGTTTTGTATTGTAACAGAAACTATAAAAGTTTGAGGTTGTGAGATTCCATCGTTTGGTGTTAAAAGGTAACTAACTGGTGTTGTAAAATTATTAGATGTAACACCACTTATTTGTTGACCAGTAGCACTAACTGTAACACCTGTACAACAAGCGTCAAATCCCGCAATAACTGACGATAAGTTCGTTCCTGAAAAAGTTGCGTTATATGGTAAAACAACACTAATAGTATTATTATTGTAGTTTATACTTCCTGTTACACCACTAACATTAAATGATGTGAAAGACGCACAATTTGATGTTGATGAACTTTCACTAAGAGTGTCAATTATGGTATAATAAGAACTACCTGAATAACTACCATTATTATTATCAAATAATGCGTAATACCAAGGGTCATTTTCAGGTGCTGTGTAATCTGATAAATGAGAATCAACATTATTTACCCCAAAAACGTTAGTAACACCACTGTAACCACTTGAATATACTACATCATAATCATTACCTAATATTGTTCCGTAACAATATAATGATGTTGCGGACGCCGATAGAGTTGTTGATGAAACGATAACATCAAAAACTTGTTGTTGGAAATTAGAAATAATTGTTGACGTTGTACCATTAAATTCTTCATAACTTTCGTTTAATTTGTTAGTTATGATAGATTGGTCACCTACTATAGTTCCAAATACGACTGAACTTATATCGTTATTACATCCTGTAAAAGGTAATGTAAACGAATATTCAGTAAAACCTGTACAAATTGTTGTACACGTTGGTATATCATAGGTACTACCCGAACAATCGAAATCGACTGTTGATTTATCTACGTTCGCTATTGTTCTAAAAGACCAAGATGGTCCCGCGTCATATCCTGATAATCCCAAAATTCTTGTAACAAACAATTGATTAGATTGTTGTAAATAAGCTTTTGCTATATACGAAGCTTCATACTTCGGTATTTGTGTATTAATAAACTTTTCAGGGGATGTTCCTCCAAAAAAAGTTGAGAATTCATCGAAGTTACGTATAAAAATAGGTTCAAAAGCCGGACCTTTTTGTGTCTCACCTACGATACCTAATGTGGTTACACCCACACTCTGAGCTACGAAACTTAAATCAACTTCGGAAGTATACACCCCAGGAGATACGAATACTTTGCTGTTTGTTGCCATTAGTTTGTTTTGTTTATAATTTTATTTATATATAAATATTAAAAAAAAATCAAAATACTTTACTTCGTAGCAACTATTTATATTTTAGGTAGATTATTTTCTACCTTTTTTCTACTTATGGATAAAGACATCAAAAAGATTAAAAATTTAAAGATATCGGTGGAGACACACGAAATTCTTAAAACTTACTGTGAAAAGAAGGGAATTAAAATGTATCGTTTTTTAGAAAGAATGATTGTTGAGAAATGTAAACCAACTAAAGATATCTATGGCGAAGATTAAAATATCTTATCAATGAATTGAATTGTTGATTCTGTTAGTTCATTGTTTTTAACAATTTCTAATCTTAAAACATCACCTGAATTAATTTGTATTAAATCCAAATCAGACCCATAATAATCATCATTGATGTAAACGTCAAATGAATAAACATTAGTTGTTCCCCCAATTTTAATATCAACAACATAATTAAACAATTGATTTAGGGTTGTATTACCAACTAAAAATAATGCCTGACTTCCGAGACCTTCCTCAATTGGTTTTTTCTTATTACGTCTTGTTGTCTTTTTTTCAAACTCAACTACTTGTAATACCCTTGTAATTGCCGGAGAAACTTCAAACTCATCCTCATCAATTAAAAAACCCAACATTGTAAATTCATATGTTTGAATGTAGTATTTTCTTTTTTCAACATCAAATACTGACTCATCTGTAATACCATTCATAATGATTGGAATATAATGACCCTTTATAACCGCATAAGATTGTCTTGACGAAAATTTCTCAAGGATAATTTGATTGAGTTTATTTAACTCTCTCATTCTATTACAAATTATTTTAACAGAGTAAGTAATATCAACCGGAACCGGTTGTGGTATGGTATAAACATCCATTCCGTTTCTTTGTCCATCAAAAGTAGGGACTTGAGCGTAAAAATATTGTCTTCTATTTGGTATATTGTATAAAACAGCAGGGTTAGTCCCAAATTTAACTTCAGGTGTTCTAACAACTGTTATAAATGGGGGTTCGGTGTTTTTATCAATATTTTGGAAATTCCAAGTTTCAGTAAACTGAGCCCAATTCTGTGTAGTAACTAAAATATCAATGGTCGGGATTGTTTTACCTTCAATAACAACTTTTAAGTCGTCTTTAACAAAATCTAAAAAACCTCTATCTAAATCAGCATGCAATAAAGATTTTGGAAGATAAGTTCCGTCTTTATTGATTTTATCCAAAAGTTCTTGTCTTCTTGGTAAAAGAGTTTTGGACTCCGTTAGTGGTATATTTTTTTTTATTTTACTTGGTAAACCCATTTTATTGTTTTGTTATAAATATTTTGTTTCTTGAATTTATCATTTGTACCACACTTG